AATGACATAATCTTATAAATTATTTATTATCTCTTTGCGCTTTTTCCGCTAAATAGTTCTCTTTCTGTTAAAATAAGAAACTTATACCCGTGATCATCTGCCCATTGCTTAGCAGCTCTCCATTTGGCTTGATTAACATCATATGTAGCTTGCTCGTGTAAAAACGTACTTTGTTTTTTACGACCACGCATTACTGGGCGCTGGGTTTGACTGTATGGTTTAATCTCTACTAAGTATCTTCGCTTATTACCTCGCTCATTTAGTACTAAACTATTATCAACAAAGTATCTATGGGTTTTAGTATCTAAAGGACTTACATATGGAACTATAATACCTTCACTCGTCCACTCTAAAACGTTAGCATTATAATCACACCATTTAAAGAAATGAAGTTCCCATGAGCTTCTATATTGTGGAAATTTTTTACCTAAGAATTTGTGTTTATATATCGGACGATATATACCTTTCTTGAAATCACCTTTTTTGTGAAGTGCCATTACCCAACAAAAAACATTGGCGGTGCACCGTCTCCAAACCCGGTTGATCCGCCTGTGGTCATCATCTCTTCTAGCTCTTTCTTTTCTTGGAGACCTTCTTGAAGGATAGACGTATCTAAGCTAGTACCACCAAATAACTGAGCGTTACCAAACTTACCTCTGACGCGACCTAGTGTAATTTTAGTTAAAGCTAGCGCGTATTGAAAGACCCACGGTTCTTTAATTATATCTCTAATTGGTTTTTCAACATAACAACTTACACAACCATAAAAACGTTCACCGGTTTTCGGTTCCGGTACTAGTAATAAATGCTGAGTACGGTCATCAAACTTGAAGTATCGTTTTGTAGAAAGCATTTTCTCTCGAGTCTCTAACCATTGTTTGAGGACGTACCAGCTAATTAAGTCAAAACCATAATTACCCATAGCATAACTAAAATATGTTTGTTGCGCTAAAGTTTGTTCAATTGTAAATAATGTATTTAAACTACTACTACTTGACTCTTCATGGCTATATACATCTATTACTTTACGTTTTTGTCTTGTTAAATCATCAAAGTTTCCAATAATAGGTTTTTGGGTTGTAAGCTGTTGGGTAGTTGTAGCGTCAGTAGATACAGCATTGCGGTTCGCATTAACAGATCCTGCTTTAGTCATTTGATCGCCTAATAATATACCAACCGAAACTGCGTTTGTATAACTACCATCAACTTGTTCCGTTGTAGTCCCGGGTATTGCACTTACTTCGAAGATTTCAGTTGATGTTGTAAATACATCACCGTATTGCGTAAGACTTACATCTGCAGATTCAGTTAAAACATTATCGACAGTTGCGCCAGATACAGCTATAACTAATGCTTTAGAAACTTGTGCATTTGAATCCTTAAGTGTAACTGTAAATGTATATTCAGATGGATCTACAGCGGCATCTCCTACATTAAATTCGAATAATGAAATAAATGTACCTTCACTATCAGCCTCAAATTCTCTACCCGTTGTTGTTGCTACTTCTGAAGTAGTACGAGTAGTAACTTCAATAGTAGAATCATATGTCGCTGTAAGCTCTGGAGTAAGAGTTAATAGCTCTGCGATATCTAAACCTTTGCCGCGGGTATACTTATCACTATCAAAAACTAAATGCTCTTCTGTGTAACCGGCGAATTTACTAAAAAATTCAACAGACTGAGCAATATTTGTATATATTTGATTGCCGTGTAACTCTAAATTAACAATAGGCCAACCAAGAGCGTATGATATTCTATCTGCTAAACGCTGATATGTAGTTACCTGGTTAGCTAAATATGTAGAATATACTAAACCACCAGCACTTAAATATGAATCTGACCAGATATCTGTAGCCACATAATTATTTATGTCGGCAACGCTGAAGTTTCCCCACCAGGAGTAGGTACAGGTTCAGGTGCAGGTGCTTCTTCACCGCCTGCGTCAGGTGCTGCAGCCGGGCCCATATCAGGTGGCATCTCTTCTCCTCCAGGGCCTGCTGGTGCGGATCCTCCCATTGGTGCGGCTCCTCCTCCTGCAGCCCAATCAGCTCCACCACTTCGTATACCTTCTAATTCATGCTGTAAAGCAGCATCTTTACGTAACCACTCTCTATTAGCTTTAATCTGCTCATCTGTCCATCCGAGATATTCTTTCTGACTGTACCCTTTAGATATAGATTCATTAGAAGTAAGGGTATTGAAATTATTAACTTTAAGATCAAGTATCTGTTGCTTACGTAATTCAAAATAATTCCGAGGCGGTGTAAACTCTAAGTCAAAAACATTTTCTTTTAAATCGAACTGACCCCACATGTCTTTGAGCTTGAGATGAGTGACAAATGCATCTTTTAATCCTTTTGCAAATTGATGTTGTAATCTAACAATAAAGTTAGCAAATTTTAATTCTTCTCTCAATACATTGGCGTCAGCACTATATTGAGAATTTTCAACATCTACTCTATTGGTAGGTACTTTAAGAGCTTTGTATAACTTCTTAACGAAATAAACTAAGTCTTGTAACTCTCCTAAATTTTGACCACCAGGTAAGGTATTAACTTCTGTCCCAGTACTACCTTCTCTTTTTGGAAACCAGTAAGCATCTAATATTGACTGCGGGTTAAAAGAATTAACTCTCTTATTTTCATCTAAACTAAAAGCTTTTTTACTCCAATAGTTTTGCATAAGTTTACGAATATAACTCTCTGCTTTAGGTGGACTCATGTTACCGACATCCACATTAAATACTAATCGCTCTGGAGCTCTAACTAGTCGATATATGATAATAGAATCTTCAATTAATGATAATTGTCTATACGCGCGCCGTGCATTTTCAATAAAAGGTATTCTAAATGTTTTATTTTCATTCCATGTACCAGAGTTAATATACGTAACCTGATTTTTTTCCATTGGGATAAAATCTTTGTCTTGCATGCCAGTATAAGCGTCTTGATGCTCATCTTGTTCTTTGTGATGTTTAGCTTTTCGTAACAAAAACGCCTTTACATGCATATTTTGAAAATTATCATATACTGGGTCAATTGCTTGTACTGGAACATTTATTACACCCAGGATTCCTTCTTTTAAATGCTTCTCATGAATAATATTTTCAAAATATAACTCTCCATCAACAAGTAAACCTCTAATGTACTCCCAGGCATTTTCTTTTAAGTCAAAAAGATTAATAAATTTATTAAACTCATTATGTAATTGCTTACTTATTAGAGGGTCAAAATCTCCAGCAATATTTCGCAATTTGAGATTAATCATATTACCATGTTCGTCTTCGTTTAAAAATTCATCACAGATTTCATCTAAAGCATCCGCGACTTCGGCAAATTGTGCCATTGTACGATAATCTCTAATACGACGATACTTATCTACGTCTAACGTAGCGTACATTAATTCGTTATAAGCCTTGTCAGCTAAAAACGAACCTACCGGGTGCGACCCTTCTGGTAGTTTAGGAGCTATAACAGAGTGTTGAGCTAATAGTTCTTTACGTACCGTACCAGCTTTATAGAACTCTTTAAACTTAGGGTTTTCTGCCGCAACATCATCGATAATTGCCGCTGGTGACCTATACGGTAAGTTATTAGCTATAAACTTTTGTAAACCTCTACCGAATGTTCCTTTTTTTCCGTCGTCTGCCATATTAATTAATTGTTATTGTTGTACCTATATCGTTTACTAAACTACCATAACCTGCAGCGTTCATAGGAATAATGTCAATAGAGCCAGTCGCTGTTAACTCAGGGAAATTTACAGTCATAGTATTATAGTTATTTAGGGTAAAGTCGCTAAAAAGCAGTCCTGAAAGTGGTGGATCTAATGTCGCACCGTCACATAAAGATGAAATAGATGTAAATCCAGAGACAGGCCAATTAACAAATAAACCACTTGCAGCATTAGTAAATACTAATGCATTATTTGTTGCGCTTAACAGAACTCCTTCTACCGAATCAAAACCATAACCAGTAAAAGTTCTACTACCAGAAAAACCACATGTTAGAGTTGTATAAGTATTGTCCTTAGAAAATTCTGGGCGAGCAGATAATTCTTGTGTATCAAAGTTAGCGCTAAACGATGTAACATCAGTCAGCTTACTGTTATATTTTATAAATTTACTCATAATCAAACCCACTTACAGGGACGAATTTCTGATCTATAGTGAAAATGTTCTTGGTATCTTCTGCCTCCGGACCTTTAAACAACCAACCTTTAATTGTAAAATTCGTACTAGCAATAACTCTTGCAGGTTGAGTACCAGATACTTCAATTGGATAGTCTAAACTTATATCTCCTGACCATAATACCTCAGATCTAATTTCATAATTACTAGCTAGATTTTGGGAAGTAGGTATAATCCAGCTCATTATAATATATGGGTTGTTATAAGGAGCAAAATTACTAATAATTTGATCCATGTCTGTCTGAAACTTTGTCATAATAGACATGTTTATACCAACATTAACTGGTAATGGAGTTTTTAAATGATCGGAATTAAAGGCCCCCGCACTTACTGTAGGTGCTTTGCTGAAATAAAAACCAGGTATCTTATTAAAGACTCTATCAGGATCTCTAGTAATAGATGTATAATGTACAGCTACTACTGGTAGTTTTAAAGAACCAGCCTTATTTACTATATCGTGGATCGCTCTTTCCTTCGGCCCGTAATAAAAACCAACTTTGAGCTGATCTACAACAGTCTTACTCTTATTATATCTGTTTATTACAATACTATTAAAGGCAGTAATAAACTGCCTTATCATATCTTTCAGCTCAAAACCATAGTATTGATTTTTCATTATAAATATTTATTAAACAAACCGGTCTATAAAATATTTTGGCAATAAATTAAGATAGTCTGGAACTAATTTTCTAATACCACCAGCATCTAATACATACGTTATACTAGCGTCATTTTCGTTTCTCGTACAACGACCACATTGCTGAATAAATGTGGTAAACATCTTATTAGAGTACCATCTATAATTATTCTTCGACATTTCCTTAATACGAACATCACCAAGATCAGGCCATGGACATTTAATAATAATACAAAATCGAGCAGCGTCACCTTTAAGATCAACACCAAAACTCATTGACGGGCTTGCTAAAACTGTAGGTGCGTCTGTATTGAGATGTTCATTAAGTATATCTATATTATCTTTATCACCTCGGATACGATATAAAATACGCTTTGATCTAATGTTATCTTTAAGCATATTAGTAATCTTATTAGATTGTGTATGTATCAATCCTTTATCATTTTTATGCTCTTGTAATATTTCCTTGACACACCCAACAATTTTAGGAAAATTATTCTCT